TATTCAGACTTCAAAAGGTTTGTTACCTTATGATATACTTCAAAAGGCTGAGACAAAGACCAGCTCTAAGCAGCTTGAAGCAACTCAAAAGTGGATGACAGAGAATGACCTCGTTCCACCACCTTATAATCCGATGTCGCTGTTGACATTGTATGAGTCAAGCCCAATATTCTTTCGCTGTGTCAATCAGCTTGCAATTGATGTTGCAGGTCTGGGCTGGGATTTTAAGCTGAAAGAGAATAAGAAAGAGAGTGAAGTTGAATTAAACAGACTTAAAGATTTTATGAAGAATCTTAATCCTGATGATTCTTTCCGCACCATAATGAAAATGCTTTTAGTCGATTGGGGCACAGTTGGATATTTTGGTCTTGAAGTTGCCCGTAATAATAAAAAAGATATTGCCGAGATTTATCATGTCCCTGCTCATACTTTGAAAGTGCATAAGAGTAAGAAAAGATATGCTCAAATCAGAAATAACAAAAAAGTATGGTTCAAGAAATTTGGTGAGACTAAGAACATCTCTTCTGTAACTGGCAGGCCGTCCGAGGGTGGCGGTGAGGGAAGAGCCAACGAACTTATATTTTACAAGAATTATTATCCAAAGTCAGACTATTATGGTGTGTCGAATATTATTGCGGCAGTTGGTGACATAATGGGTCTGATAGGTCTGCGTGACTATAATTTGTCTTTTTTCGAGAATTATGGAATCCCTGCTGCTTTTGTTGTTTTAGAGGGAGAATGGGATGAGGGTTCTTGGAAAAAAGTGAGTGACTTTGTAAATAAAGAAGTTAAAGGAAGTTCAAATGCTCATAGAACATTCGTTGTTGAACAGCCTGATGGTTGCAAAATTACTTGGTCCCCTCTCAATGTTGATGTTAAGGAGAGTAGCTTCAAACTATATGAAAAAGCAAGACAGGACAATATCCTGATTGCATACTCAATGCCTCCCGAAAGAGTTGGTATTAGAATAGTTGGTAAGCTTGGTGGCAATGTTGCGGAGGAAGCGACTAAGATTTATGTATCTGGTGTTGTTGAGCCTTTGCAGCTTGATTTGGAAGAAATAATAAATGAGAAGCTTTTGCAGTCTGAGATATATGAGTTGAAATTTAAGAATATAGATTTGCGTGACTATGATAAATTAGTTGACAGGCTTGTAAAAGAGGTTGGTCTTGCAATAAAAACACCAAACGAGGCACGTAACGAGCTTGGCTTAGAACCCTATGATGGTGGTGACAAATTTTATATACCTTCAACTCTTATTGATGCTGGCGAGGCAAGTGATGAGAATAAGCTTGGAAAAGCAGATGAGGATTCAATTAGAAAATTACTTGAGGAAAGATAAAGTTCATAAGGAGAGTAAATAATGAAGAAAAAATTAAAAGTTAAAGATTTATATCCTTCAGAGATGACAGTGTGGCTGGAACAACAAAAGCTTAGATTAAAAGCCTGTGAAATGTCAAAAGCTAAATGGTTAGAATCAATTAAACTTTATCGAGAATTAATATGCCTTGAAAATGCTCAAATTCGTATTATACAGAAAATTATTAAACAAGGCGAAAAGGAGCTTCGAGAATATCTTAAAAAACAAAAGGATTCATAAGTGGAATTTCAAACTCAAAAATGTGACGTATGTGGAGAGCAATTCATTGTTGCCTGTCTGGCACAGTTGCAGGAGAAACTAAAAACTCACAAATGTATTAAGAAAAATAAAAGAGTTGAGCGAACTCGGCAGCTTCAGCGTGACAGAGTTGCTCTCTATGTGCGTGACATTACAGTTAATCGGATAGAGCAGCATAATTTTGATAATCTCGTTAAGTAGGAAATGCTTGTAAATGCCTAAGATTCAAAACATTCTTGATAGCCTTTTAAGAAGAAATGAGCGACTTCTTAGAGTTCCTCTGCAGGTGTGGATGAATTTTGCACAGCAGCAAATCAGACGTGACTTGACAGAGAAGTACCAAAAGTCTGCTGCTTCTAAGCTGACAGATTGGCAGTTAATTCAGAATCAAGGCGTAACTACAATTAAGCCAGCAGTTTTAGAGATAATGAAAGCTGCTGGTCAAACTGCTTATACAGTGTTGGCTGTTCAGGGTGCTTTCGATGTTTTGAATGTTCCAGCAGTTAAAGCAGTTAATAAATTCTGCTCTACACTTGTCACTGAAGTCACAAAGAACACAAAGAAAGGTATCAATGTTTTTATTAAGCAGGGAATTAAAGATGGGAAATCAATGCCCAAAATTGCAAGAGAGTTAAAACCTCTTGTTGGATTGACTTCAAGGCAAACACAAGGAGTTATCAATTATCGAAAGATATTGGAAGTAAAAAGACCTGATTTTACTGTAGCTCAAATTGATAGAGCAGTGACAAGATATACAAATAAAGTACATCGAATGCGAATGGAAAATATTGCCCGCACTGAAACAGCCAGAGCACAAAATATTGGTTACTGTAAGGGACTTGAGGAAGTTGGTGTTGGTGAGGTTGAATTGAGTAATGCTTTTGACGCTTGTGAAATTTGTGAGGAGTTGAATGGGAAGCGATATAAAGTAGGGGAGGGTGCTGACGTAATTCCTGTGCATCCGAGATGTCGTTGTGCAATGTTACCTGTAATTGATGATAAAATGATTTCAGAAATGTTAAAAAAGCCTCCTGCTGAAATAAAGATCCCAGCAGAAGAAATTAAACCTGTTCCAAAGCCGATGCCTAAAGTTCCAAAACCTACTGGAGAGGGCATCCCAACTAAAGCAAGTGGTAAACCAATGACTCAGATTGATGAACGATTGATTGGTAGATATACAAGTTTTGATTATGAAGGAATTGTTAAAGCCCAACTTGGGAAACCCGTTCCTTCATATACTGGATATACGAAAGCTGAAGCATTAAAGATTGCTAAGAAAACAGAACAATCTTTATTAAAATTACCTGGATGGGAGGGCAAATCCTTTAGAGGGATGAAATTTAGTTCTGCTAATGAACAAGCTACTTTTTTGAAAAATATTAAACTTGGAGGTGATTATAAATTTGATGCTTTTCAATCAGCAACAAGTGATTTGAAAGTGGCTAAGAGTTTTATGAGTAGGCAAGCTTCTAACCAAAGTGCTCTTTTGCATATTGACGGACAAACGGGCAGAGATGTTTTGAAATTTTCAAGAAATAAGAATGAAAAAGAAATTCTTTTCTTAAAAAACTCAAAATTTGTTGTGTCAAAAGTTGAAGGTAATAATATTTATTTGAAGGAGATTATTGGTGGCTGAGGAAAATAAAGACAATATTGATGATGATAAATTTGTTGGCGACTCAGATGCCTTAGTTTTAATCCCTGAACCAGAGGAAGAAAAATGAGAATAGAAGAAATATCAAAACAAAATCTTTCTAAAGCAAGTGACTTAGAATTAAAGCAGCTTAAATATAAGTTTGCAAAGTTCTGGGACAGGCATTTCAAGAGCAATGACAGAGAAATTGTAGGCTGTTTTGAACGTAGTGACTTTATCGCAAAATACAGACTGCTTTTGACAGAAATGGATTCTTCTAATCGAGGCTTACAGCATAGCACCTGCGATATAGACAGGCAAGCTTTCAAACAAAAGATGGAAGTTAAGCAGGCAGGAATTGACATCGGGCAGATACATCAAATTACTATGGCCAAAAACTACATTCTTTTGGATGATAATTTTTCTAAAGCGAATGAGATAAAAATAACAATACAATCAGATTCATCGGAACCAGACGAGTTATTGGAAGCGGAAATTACTAAAATGTTTGGTGAGCAATTTGCTGATAAGCCTTGTATTTTTGTTTATGAGCGTGACTTTGAAGGGAATTGCATACCACTATTTAGTCAAGTTTTGTCTCCGGTGACAAAATTAGAAAAATTAGAGTTAAAGAGCAAGGGTGAAGAAATTGAAAAAGATATTGTAATCCTTCCGATTGCAAAAGGTGACGAGCATATTGTGTACGGAATTGTTTATGAGCCAGATACAGTTGATGCTCAGGGTGACCAGGCTAATGCAGAGGAGATTCAAAAAGCAGCATATGATTTTATGGAGAACGTCCAGACTTTTAAGGTAATGCACAAAGGCAAGAAAGTCAAGGTAAAGATTCTTGAAAATTATATAGCCCCTGTTGATTTCACGATTGGTAAAAGAGAAGTCAAAAAAGGTTCGTGGGTGTTGGTGACAAGAGTGCTTGACAAGCAAGTGTGGAAAGATATAAAAGCTGGAAAACTTACCGGATACAGTATGGCAGGCTATGCTAAGATTGCATAAAGGAGAAAGCTAATGGCCAAAGTCAAAAATTTGAAAGATATAAAAATTAACGAGGTGTCAATGGTTGATTTGCCTGCGAACAAATTACCTTTTCTGTTTTTTAAGCAAAAGGATGGTAAGCAAATCGAGTCAGTAAGTAAAAAGAAACTCAATATCGAAATTGAGAGTGACGGTATAACAAAGGGAACATCAGTGTCAATAGACGGAAAGAGTTTGGGAAAGTTGAGAGATTTCAATTTCAGCTTTTGGAATACCAGTAAAGGTGGAGAACCAGTCTCTTGCTCTTACTCTAAGGTTGTTGAGGACGAAGGTGGTTTCAAACGTACCGAAACTTTCTACTTAACGAAAGGAAAAATTATGTCAAAAGAATTGTTAAAAGCCCTTCAAGAATATCTGGGTACAGAGGACATCGACTTCGAGAAAAAAGTCAGTGAGGAAGAAATCTTGAAAGCTGTTACTCTTATCAACAAAGAGTACAAAGCTGACTTTCCTGAAGACTTGGCTGAAGCCGTTGAACTCATTGTGAAGACTGCTGCGAATAGTTTTGCAGTAGAAAAAGAAGATGTCAACAAGGCCGGTGCGAAGTTTTCAAAAGATGTCATCAAGAAACTGAAAGACATTATCACTGCCGTAGAAGCTCTAAAGTCGATTCTGCCTGATATGAAAGAATCTACAGAGAAATCAGACAGTGATGACACAGGCAAGACAATCGAAGAGCTTACAAAGCAAATTGCTGATTTGAAAGAAGTCATTACCAAAGGTGCTGATGACGAACTGAAGAAAACTTTGGAGACTTTGACAAAACAAGTTGAGGCTCTTGAAAAAGGTGGTGTAAAGAAAATGAGTCTCACTGACCAAGATGACAACGATGATGATAAGCCAAAGGGAGCAGGAGAAGATGGAAAGGTTCTCTGGCCTACGCTTATAAATCAGGATTAGGCAGAGAATCAATTTGTAGTAGCAAAGAAGTAAAATTTTAGTAGTTAGTAGTTAAAGGAGTTTATAATGAAATCAAATAAACAAATGTTGAGTAAAAAAGAGCAGATTGAGAAGATGATTTCTCTCCCGGCTATTGTGCTCGAAGCTGAAGAGGCTGACAGGTTTATTGACTATATAGTTGATGAATCTGTCATGAAAAACTCTGCTCGAATCGTCAAGATGACTAAAGAGACGAAAAATATCCGAGCATTGGGACTTGGTGAGAATCGTTTTCTTTATCCGGGTGCGACTTTTACTGCTGCGGATTATCTGAAGACACTTTCAGACCAGAAGATTGCGTTAGTCAGCGAGAAACTGCGTGGTTGTGTTGTTATCTATGATGATGACCTTGAGGATAATATCGAGCGTGACGCTTTTGCAGACCATGTGATGCGAATGGTTGCTGCAAAAATTGCAAATGAACTCGATGAAATCTTCTGGATTGGCGATACTGCAGGCATAGGCGGTTTTGGTGCTACCGATTCTCGCAGTATATTTGACGGATGGCGATACAGAATCAAATATAGTCAAGCTGCTGCGGGTTATCTGAGTGGAAACTACAATACAGTTTCTGGCAGAGCGACACTAATGACGGGACGTACTGAAACAGTTTATGTGCCAGGCGTCGCAGCCAGAGTTCAAGGTGACATTAGAGAGCCAACGGCAGCGAATCAAAATGGCCGAGTTTATATTTGCACTGTTGCTGGCAATCAAGGAGCTGCAGAACCTGTATGGCCAACTGCTCTTGGTGCTACCGTTGTTGATGGTACAGTCACTTGGAGATGTCATGCATACGATTGTGCATTGCCTGGACATATTGCTGAACAAAATGCAGCAACACCTTACAACTGGGAATTCAAGTATGGCAACATGCTGAAAAAGCTTCCGTCTAAGTACAAAAAGGCAGGACTCAAAAACTTGAGATTTTTCCAGAGTGACCAGCTTGTACAGGATTATATTGATGCTTTGGCAGCACGTGCGACTATCTTAGGCGACCAGGCTATTCTTGGAACCGGCCCA